ATCGTTGGCTTAACAGGCTTCCAAAAGACAACTGCGGGTCAAATCATAAGCAAAGATTGAATTTTTTGTTCCAGTTCTTGCAAAAATAATTTGACTTCAGTTTCTAATTCGGCCACATACACCGGGTCAAACGGGACGCGCTGAATGTAAAGCTGCAAGCGTTCTGGAACTCGCGGGTCATACGAAACAAAATCCACCCATTTGCGTCCGGTACAGGCCATTTGCCATTGCATTTGGTCATGATACTTTTTAGGGTATTTTTTGTTGATGATTGTCTCGAAATGATTGGCCGAATTCGGGCATTTGATTTCTATCGCGCCATCATCCCCGACAAGGCCATCAGGCGAAGCACCAGCGCGTTCAATCGTTGGGTGGGATATATACCCCACTTCATCGACCATCACGTCCTTGGCTTGCTCATACGCCGCCCGCGCAAATGGTTCTTGCATCGTTCCCCACTTCATCGCGTCATTGGTGAAGGATTCTTCAACCGTCCCGGTCAATCGTTCGCAAAGCAATTGAGACAAATAATTGGCGCGGGATGTTGAAAACCCTGTTTTGGTTTTGGCTACGATGTCCGAAATGCGCGAAGCCGTGACGTTGCCGCAACGAATTTGCTTCCATTCATCAGTCCCTTGAATCACTTTTGAGTAATCTGCGACATCCATCTTTTCCACTCCATGTTTTGTTTCGTCGTTTGTCAAAATAACCATCCACCCATTTCACAATGGTTTGTTTGCTGACGCCATATTGATTGGCCGCATCTTGCAATGATTCATAAATTTTTCCATCAATTTCCCAACGCCAAGCAATTCGTTTGTTTCTTTGTTGTTCGGATGAGGTGGCCCATCGACAATTTTCTTTTGAATAATTGCCATTGACATCGATGCGGTCCAACGATGTCCCTTTGGGTTTTTCCCCCATGTCCTTATAAAACGCTTCAAACGAATCTATCCATTGTTGGCAAATTTTGATGCCACGGCCACCATAAGACTGGTAATCTTTGCTTTTTTCGTTCAAGCAACGGTCTTTCATTGATGTCCATGTGTTGTATGTCCCGGTGTTTTTCATCCCGTGTTTTGTGTTCAAAACTTTCATGGATTCAAAAGCGCACCGTGGACATTTTGTTTTTTTGCCGTTGCGGATTCTTGTTGCTTCATACACCCCAATGTTTCCGCAATCGCATTGACATTGCCAAAGGACGTGATTGTCTTTGGTTCTTTCTTTCAATTCGCAAATAAATTTCAACATCTTGGCCTTTGCTGTAATGGTTTGCCAATCGTAAACCATTACGGCAATGTAGACAAGATTAAATTGCTGCTTTTTTGCGGTCTTTGAGGTCAAGAATTTGATTTTGAAGCTGGATATTACCGCCAGCAAATTTGAGCGCGGCAAAGTAAGCCGTTTTCAATTCATCGTGCGTTCTGGCGTTTTCCATATTGGCAAGATATGGCGTCAAGTCGGCCAATGATGGGCCACCGCTGACTTGGTGATTGTCGATTTCCACGTCGATGGCTTCAGTCGGTATGCTGAATGCTTGGAAACAAGCGTATTTGTAAGCCGTGGACATTGCTTTGTTGGTGGCTTTGTCGGACGAATCCATTGCTTCACCAAACGTTTTAACAACGTGTTTTGACCCATCTTCCACGCTGACGAAATCGAATTCGGCTTCCACGGTGACGTAGAAAAGAACCTTATTGCTGGCGCTGACCCGTTCCGCACAGGTTCGGTTTAAGACTCGCGGCAAGATGCAAAGCCCATGTTTTGGCAGCAATTCGGCCAAGGCGTTATAAACGTCATCGATGCCCCGGAAATGATAGATTGACCCGGAATCCGTCTTGCGGTTTTTGGCGATTCCACGCACCGACAAAGCGGCTTGAACGTCGCTGATTGCTTTATAAACTTTCATTGCCGTGTCCCCGAATAGAATTCTGATTCGCAAAGGTCATCCAAGCGCATGAACGCGTCCATCAATGGGTCTTTTGTGGCCTTGACCACATCCGCGCTGGCTTGATTCAACAAACTCATTGTGCTGGCGATAAGCTGTCGGGCCACGAATGGCGTGATGTCTGAATCTTCAATTTGCCGAAGTTGGCTTAAAACGCCATAAAGCGTTCGGTTCGTGTGGTCCATTGTCATTTCCTGTTTTGTTGATGGGACGTTTATTGTATAGTAAACTGAACGGATGACAAAAGAAATTGCAATTAAATTGGCAGGTGGGTCGAACGCATTGGCGCGACTGTTGGGCATCACAAACGGCGCGGTTTCGCAATGGAAGGCTATTCCAAAGGGTCGGCTTTACGACTTGCGAAACTTGCGGCCCGAATGGTTTTATTGATATACAATGTTTTGAAACACGGCTAGATTGAGAGTAGCTACTCAATCGAAAAGGGTTACACCTTCCCCTGCCGCCGTTTCTCTCAAAGGTGCGTTAAAAAGGTAAAACAATGGGCAAAAAAGTCGATATTTGGATGCCGCTATATGTGGCCGATTACATTTCCGCAACTTCACGGTTGACGACCGAACAACATGGTGCTTATTTGTTGTTGTTGATGGATTATTGGAAAAACGGTGCACCACCTGACAATGACCAAGTTTTAGCGCAAATCACCAAGTTATCACATGATGCTTGGAGTAATGCTCGAACTATGCTTGAGGGATTCTTTGACGTATGCGATGGGCATTGGTTCCAGCATCGTTTGGAATTCGAAATGGTCAAGGCCAATCACAATAAAACCGCCAACTCAAAGCGTGGAAAAGCTGGCGCTGCTGCAAGATGGGGTAAGAAAGATGCTTCAAGCATACCTGACGCATACTTGGAGGTATGCTTGGCTGATAGCACATCACCATCACCTACACCTTCAAATAATAAAAGAAAAGAAAAAGCCCCTAGCGTGGCTTGTCCTGATTCTGTCACTCAACAAGTTTGGGATGATTGGATGACCGTTCGCAAAGGAAAAGGCGCAAAAACGCTGACGCAAACAGGTTGGACAAAATTTTTAAACCAAGTCGATAAAGCGGGTTGGACTATTGAGCAAGCAATTAGTCATTGCTGCATGAAAAACTGGGTTAGTTTTGAAGCGGATTGGATAGAGCAAAAATTAACAAATTCAGAAAAACGTCAAAATCACATGGCCCAATTGACACGCGGTTTGTCAACACCAAAACCAAAACCGCAACCATTCTGGGCTAAGTCAACAACCATTCTGGAGGAAATCCCAAATGTGGAATCAAAACGACTTTTGTGATGCCGACGCTGGATTTGATTATATTTTCACCAAAATGAATGCAATTTACGGGGCAAGGTTTGAATCTAATTGGCAAAACGTCGATGTGGACATTGTGCGCGAGGTTTGGAAAGAACAATTGGGTCGGTTTTTGACCTATAAGCCAAGCATGGACCACGCCATTCGAATGTTGAAAGGCGAATTCCCGCCCAGCGCCATCACATTTCGCGAATACTGCAACACAGGCCCGGACATTCCGGAAAAACCAGTTCCGCAAATCGAACGGCAATCGACTGTTCACGAACAAATCAAAGCCGCGGAAGCCAAAGCAAAATTGCGGGAATTGGTCCAACAAATGAAAATGAAGGTATGAACCGCCAAGAAGCCAACCGTATCTTGGACAAGCTCAAGGACGGGCAACCAATACCTCAACACATGATTGAAATGGCACTTTTAGAAACTGAAGAATATGGACAACACCGAATTGGAATTTATGCGGCAATCGGAAGCGCGGGAATGGAAAGCGCGATTCGACAAGAAGGCCAAGGAATTGGGCCGCAATGAGGCGATTGCTTGGTGGAAGGACACAATAAGGGAAATCGAAAAAAAGCGCGGCAAAACCGAAGCCAACGCCCTTGTTGAACGAATCACGCAATTAAGGACGCGCCGGATATGACTTTTTACGTTGGCCAGGTTAAAAAGAAGTGGTCGAAAGATTGGCGAACCGTGGTCATGAATGCCGAATTGTTGGATGCCGCCGTATCAAAAACGCTGGCGCTGGCAATCAATGACGAAACGATGGCCCGTGTTTTCCAAGCCAGCGATGAACGTTGGGACGAAATCAAAGTGGTTTTTTTAAAAGGAGACAAAGATGGACGATTGGACGCCTGAGATGGACGAAGCAATGAAAAACATTTCCGCAAAAGCCAACAAAGGCCAAGTCGGTGGCATTCATTACGTCGCCATGAAA